TGTATTGGCCTGGCCGTTGTCTGCATTACCCTGGCCAATCGCAAAGAACTGAGGCTGCTGGACTTGCTGCTGGTTCGTGTTCATGACATTGAACAGCAGTTGTGGAAGCGGCATTTCATAGAGAGGAAAGTAGCCGCTAGTCGTCGGAGAAGTTGTATCAAAGACTAGAGCAATCTCCTTATCGGCTGCCATCAGAGCAGGGGCGTACCCTGCCTGAGACATGCCGCCCCCTTTGATGGGGGCGCGAACTACCCTAGAGCGCTCGTTGGTCCCTGGAATGACTGCGTAATACGATCCAGCAGGAACAGTGACAATGATTGTCTGCCACAGAGCACGCCAGTTAATGGCATCCTCTACTTCCTGCTTTATTTCGTTGAAGAACTCCAGTAGGAGCAGCTGGTAGCTGTCCGTAATTGGAGTAGACACGATATTATTGCTGTTGTTCCGGAGGCTGTTCAGGACTCGATTTATTAGAGCTTGTGCCGTTTGAGTTGCCATCAGTCTCCGGAGCCTGAGCTAGTTTCTGAATCTTGTCGTACAGCTGGAGATAAAGCGCGGACAGCTGCAGAGTGAAGTTATCGAATTTGGCAACGCTGAGAAGCGCTGAAAGATTCTGGTAGTCTTGCTGAGTCAATATATCTCTCCCTTAGTTATACTCACTTGAATTAATGAGTATAAGAAAGGGAGCCAGGGAAGGCCCCTGGCCCCTATCTCACTGATTAGCCGTCAGTGAACTGATACGGAACAACAATGGGATAGACAGAGCTCGAGCGGAGCGTAGCCACACCATAGATCATGTCCGCAGTGAACAAATCAGCCAACCATTCCTGCTTGTATTGCGTCTGAGTGCGGACACCCATCTGCTCGACAAGCAGCAGCCCGTCTCGCTGAAAGCCGAGGAGCAGGTTGAAGAACGGATGAGTAACGCCAGTAGCGTCGTCAACGAACTTCAGCTGATTGGTCACATAGACTTCAACAGCATAGGTGTCGCCAATGAGACCATTGCGAATGGAATTCTTCGCCCCTTTCTCACCGACAAACGCCTGCTCCGTAAAGCGTGCCCAACCGAGCATATCGGCTTTCACGTTCGGAGAAACGATCAGATAGCGTCCAGCCATCGGAGCATCAACCGAATCGAGATTGAACACGAACCGTCGCAGACCCACGTCCGACAAGTCAACGGCGTTACCGGCGTTGCTATTAGCAGCGTTGTTCCAAGTCGTGCTGAAGTCACCAATAAAGGCATTGGTGATATTGGAACTAATGTTGCCGTTAGCGTCCAAAGTCGGCGTAGACGAACCGCCATTGCCGAAGCCAGCGCCATTGAGAATCAAGTCACGGTCAACCTGCTTCGCAATCGCGTAGCCGCCGTCGTCAGTGTAGAACCGACGAACAGAAGCCAGGGCCTGAACTTCAACGATATCCTCGATAAACCGCGAGTACTCGTACTGCTTGTTAATCGAGACGTTGATACCAGTATCGCTATCACCTGCAATCAGAGTAACCTGAGAGCCTGCAACCTTAGCGTTAGCAGACGCACGAGTCGGATTCGGGATGGTGATACTGTTACCTTTCTTGCCACGGTGATTGAGCCGGCGAACCAGCTGCGCCATGACAATATTGCTCTTATAGGAAGCAACAACCTCGTCACTCCAGAGAGTCGGGACAAATGCACCGACGTTGCTCAGAGTGACGTTATTAGTACCAAGAGGCATTCTGCCTTAATCCTTATTAACGGATGGGAGTTGAAATAGCAGGAGTGCTACTTAACCCGTCCCTCTGCGTGAGCTCGCAAAATCTCGTCTTGGAAAGCTTCATCGTAGTAGGCTTCGGGATCTTCGATCCGCAGACGCATCAAGTCAGAGCGCTTGTAGACTTTGCCCGGCTTGGCTTTGCCATCCGTACCAGAGGCGTTACCGCTGGTCGTGAAGCTTGCGCGCCGTGCTTCGTCTAAATTGCTGTTGTCTTGCCGCGTTGTGTTTTGATGAGTGGGCTGTCTATGAGTCTGTTCATATTCAGTGAACAGCTCGTCTGCGATTCCCCAATCGCCTGCGTTAGCCACTGCTGCAGCGCGCATGCGGAGAGGAGATGCTTTGACCCACTCAATAAATGCAGGATCGTTGACGGTCTGCTGGTAGTTGCTATGTTTGGTTTCAAACTTAGCCCTTGCCAGCTCTGTCTCAAGAGTCCGAATACGAGTGTTTACGTCTTCCTGGACACTAGAGACACGTTCAGTAACAACCCGCTCAAGGGTTTCCTGGGGGCGATCCAAAATATCGTTAGTCGTGACAGGCTTGCTTTCTACCCGCTTCCGGCTAGGATCGTTCGCCCTAAGATCATCCTCACGCTTCATGCCAAGCAAGCGGTCCGTGAGCTGCCGCTGCACGCCAAGATCGTTGGCCATAGTCCCTAGACGGGACTCGAGGTTTTGATACATCTCCACAATTTGCTTGGGAGACTTACCCCGGAACTTCTCCGGCAGATCTTCGGCAGACTGATTTGTGCCAGTCACCTCACTATTGCCTGTGTTCTGGGTAGGCTCCTGAGGAGCAGTTACCGCCTCTGTCAACGCTTGTCGTGCGGACTCAGAATTGCCGCCAAAGTCTGTCTCTGAAGCATCAGAAACGATCACATCAGCCAAGTTAGCCACTTCAAACTCCTATGCCCCGTCCTACGAATGAGGATTAAGGGGATGGATGGGAGGGAAATCGGAGGGTTGAGTTATAGGTGTGCGGCGCGATCAGGAGTCAGCGGTGCTCCGCCATCTCCACCAGCATGAGTACCGTAGTCCCCATGCTCCGCATACTTTGCAGACTCAATTTTCTTCCGCTGCCTGTGTATCCGCTCGAAGTAGTCAATACTGGTGGGGCTTGCGCCGTCCTGCAGTGCCATTCCAAGTTTGTCTATCTTCACAGGCGATATCAGCCTACGCGCGGGGGCTTTGCATTGAGGACACGGGACCTGACAGACATCAGATTTGGCCAGATCCTCAAACGTGCCGTGCGTAGGACACTCAAAATCAAACAGGATAAGCTTCACTCGTATTCGCTTTCTTCAGCAAACCGAGCAATCTCGGCAGCCTGGAGTGTCTTGGCTGCCTTCGCTTCGAATTCTTGCTCCGTGCTCTGCTCGAGATTCAGCACATACAACCATGCTGATCGATTACCATAGGCGACACGATTGTCTGCCCATGTGGCTGCGTTAGCTCCAGCCATGAGCGCGGAATTTGCGTTGTCTACGGCCATCGCCTGAAAGATTTTCCAACCCTTCGAGGCGAAGAACCGCTCGAGCTCCATGTATCGCTCACGATCAGGAGCGGACAGCGCGTTAAGCTGTTCATTATCTAAATTCATACTCTCCCATTATGGTGCAGCGTCAAGGAATCGAACCTTGCGGGTCCGTAGACGACAGGGTTACAGCCTGCCCGGTCTCCATAGCCGTCTAACGCTACTTAGATGTGCTGCCTGCTGGCTTCTTACGAGCCGATATAAGCGCGGCATCTGCTTTCTTATCGTCTATCTTCAACTTCTCAGCCGAGACACGCACCTGCACCGCCTGATTACGCAGGCTGGTCCATTCTTGCTTGATGCGCTCAGCTTCCTGGTCGAGCTCGGCAATAGACATGGCCGCTTTGTGCTGTTCCATGTCGGCTCGAGCAACGAGCTCGCGAATCTCTGCAATGGTCTTCTGATTCTCGAGGAGCTTGCCTTCTGCCTCTGCGTGAGCTGTCTGGAGCTGCAGCTGTAAGAGCTGCTGCTGCATTTGTTGCTGCTGAGGATTCGGCTGCAGGGCCTGATTGATAACCTGCATAATCTCCGCTTTGTTGGAGACCGCAGTGTTTTCTATGATTCCCTTGGCCAGTACCAGCTTCGCTGAGTGGAACTCATCTGGCATCATTCCCATGAGCTGCGTAAGCTGCATGGCTTCTGCCTCACGGGCTACAATGCCCATGGTTGCTTTGACGATAAAGTCAAAGTCTGACGGGTACCGCACAGGGTCATACTGCATATAACGCCAGAGGAACTTCGTGATAAGCGGTGTAAGCAAGTGTCTGTCTACATTCTGTACGACACGCTTAGCACGCTTAACGAAGGCACCCATCAGCATGCTATTAGCCGACATGCTGTTAGCGCCAGACTGGCTCTGCGAGTTGATGGCAGTAGCAGTATCAAACGCCCCGGTGCCCATCTGCACCATGCGTTCCATTTCGCTAGCCTGCTCAAACATGGCAGGCTCAAACTTACCGATCTGAACTGTCTGTAGTACTTCCTGAGGCGGGCCTTGTGTCAGCCACACCTTTCCGGGATATACAGCGTTCTTAAAGCCCTTAGGGATACGCCCGCTATCCACGCCGAGCATAGGGGCTGATATAAAGCCGAGAGCGTCAATATAAGCCCTGACAGAAGCGTCAAGGGCAATCTGTGGGTTGTAGCCTTTCTCTGCAACGCCTCTCCCCCAGAACCGTCCTGGAACCGTTTCCCATTGGAAAGCGATAATCCCTCGGTCCTTCATAGTGAATGGGTTAGCCTGTGCCTTGAGTAGCACATGGCTGTTCATGATTGTGACTACAGCCTCGACGAGCTGTTCATCGCTGGTGCTGCCTCCAGCGCTTTCATCTGCTGGAGCAAACAGAACCTCGTCTACAGCGCTCTTACGTTGCAAAGCAGCATTGAGTAGACCTAGCGGCACCTTGCCATGCCATTCAACTATCTCGGTTTCGTCGCTGTCTACAACAGTGATCTGCGACTGTGGGTCTACTTCCTTGTCGATGTCACGGTTGAGCAATCTATGCTGAGGGAATGCATAAGGCAGGGCAGACTTGAGATACACTCCCTTATTGATCATCTCGAGCACGTAATGCTGAGGCTTTACCCGCTTGACAGCCACACCTAGCATTTGATCAATGCGAGTGCCGGCAGGGTCAGGGATAAACTCATCCGGCCTGATAGACTCAGCCGAAACTACAACCCTTTCGCGCTCGCTCTGCTTGAGTTTCTGCGTCTTGGGATCGCGTACCGGCTTGTGATCGCGCTTAACCTCAACATTCACCTGCACGATGCCAGTGCCCATGATCGCAGCGTTAAGGGTAGCCTCTGAGACAGCGCCCTTGACGTTGACGAGCTCCATATCCTCGAGCAGATTGTCTCGAGACATGAGAGCCGTAACCATATCCTGCACATCGGTCTTACGCGTGTCTACGTCGAACCAGATATCCTTCGCAAATACAGCTTCCTCAACC